TGAAGAATTCCCAATAGATCCCGAATTTAATCGCTTCGTTGAAGGCATCCCTGACCCAACCATGGAAGAGCAGGGTGCGGAGACTGAGGTTGAGTTGCCCGAACTGACAGAGGCTGACATTGAGGAACTCCCTGATGGCTCAGCCGTGGTCAAGATGCCCACTAAAGGGCCAATGGAGAACGAAGACTTCTATCAAAACTTGGCCGAAGACGAGGACATCGACCTTTTTGACCTCAAAAGCATCGCTCTGAAGTACCAAACCTTGATCAGAAATGACAAGGAAAGCCGCAAAAAGCGCGATGAGCAGTACGAAGAGGGCATCCGGCGCACCGGAATGGGCAATGATGCCCCCGGCGGAGCGACCTTCAGCGGTGCCTCTAAGGTAGTCCACCCCATCATGGCTGAGGCCTGCATTGACTTTGCCGCTAGAGCCATTAAGGAGATGTTCCCGCCCGACGGCCCCACCAAAACCAAGATTTTGGGTGAGGTAAACGATGAAAAAATGGCCGTTTCAGAGCGCAAACGGGATTGGATGAATTGGCAGCTCACGGAGCAGATTGAAGAGTTCCGTGATGAAGAGGAGCAGATGCTCACCCAACTCCCCTTGGGTGGCTCGCAGTACATGAAACTGTGGTACGACGAGCGCAAAAAGCGCCCGTGCGCTGAGTTCCTGCCTATCGACAATGTTTTGCTGCCGTTTGCTGCCGGGAACTTCCCCAGCGGGTTACGGAGATTCAGGACATAACGCAGTACGAATTCAAGCGCCGGATCAATGCCAACCTGTATCGAGACATCTCCATGGTACGGGCAACCGCCTACCCTGATGAGTCTGCCGCAGAAAAGGCCAACCTAAAGGTCGAAGGCAAAGAGCCAGACGAGAACGAAGACGGTGTCCGCAGGGTTTATCACATCTACACCTTCCTAGAGGTGCCTGAGGACAAGTATTCCAAGGGGGAGATGGCTCCCTACATCTTGATGATTGACGAATTGGACAACGAAGTCCTTGGCCTATACCGAAATTGGGAAGAGGGCGATGACTCCATGACCAAATTGGAATGGATTGTGGAGTTTAAGTTCATTCCTTGGCGTGGTGCCTATGCCGTAGGTCTTCCCCACCTCATTGGGGGCTTAGCCGCCGCGTTAACCGGCTCGCTTCGCGCCCTCCTAGACTCTGCCCACATCAACAACGCCGCCACACTCTTAAAGTTAAAGGGCGCAAAGGTGTCGGGTCAGAGCCAACAAGTGGAAATCACCCAAGTCTCTGAGATCGAAGCGGCTCCGGGGGTGGATGATGTCCGCAAACTAGCCATGCCGATGCCGTTTAACCCGCCAAGCCCCGTTTTGTACCAGCTTTTGGCTTGGTTAACGAATGCGGCCAAGGGCGTGGTTACGACCGCTGAGGAAAAGATTGCAGATGTGGGGCAAAACACCCCCGTTGGCACGACTCAGGCGCTAATTGAGCAGGGCGCGGCGGTATTTTCCTCAATCCATGCCCGTTTGCATGAGTCTCAGGGCAGAGTTCTTAGGATTTTGGGGCGGATTAACCGCTGGTACCTGGATGACATGAAAAAAGGTGATGTCGTTCAGGATCTGAATGTCACCCGCGATGATTTTGCCAAGACTACCGACATTGTCCCGGTCTCAGACCCGCATATCTTCTCTGAAACCCAACGGATGGCTCAAACCCAAGCGGTTATGGCCATCATGCAGCAAAACCCTGACCTCTTTAACCGCAAGGCCGTGATTTCCCGGTTCTTAAAACAGATCAAGGTGCCTGGGGTCAATGAGTTGATGATCGATGTGCCGGCTCCCAAGAAGATGGACTCAGCCAATGAGAATGTGGCTATGACCCTTGGATCGGCCGCATTTGCCTACCCTGAGCAAGACCACTTGGCTCATATACAGAGCCACCTAGACTTCGCTAAAGACCCTGTATTCGGGGGTAACCCATTGATTGCGCCTCAGTTTATGCCTAAGGCCATGGAGCACATCAAGCAGCACATCGTTCTATGGTATTTGGGCAGGGCAAAGGGCTATGTCAGCAAGTCTTTGGGCGGCGAACTGCACGAGAACTATGCTTTGGCGGTCAATCCAAAGGATATCGACAGGCTCTACTCCATGGCCGGCCAACACATCAGCTTGGACAGTCAAGAGACCTTGCAGGGCATCATGCCGACGATCCAACAGATGATCCAAGCGGCTCAGCAGTACAAGCCCCAACCTCCCCTTACCGCGGATGCCAAGGTTCTGCTCGATACCTCCATGGCAGAGACCCAGCGCCGCGCCCAGCGCGACCAAGCCGAAATGCAACTCAAGGATCGGGAGATGGCCGCCGATGCAGAGCGCGAGATGGCAAGGTTGCAAAAAGACTACGAATTGGCCATGGAAGAGCAGAAGTACAAGATGTCTATTGCCATGGGCGATTTGGAGATGAAGGAACGCATCGAAACGGCACGGTTAACCCGTGATGCGGCCCGGTTGAAGTTCGACCAGGATAAGTCCGCCGTGGAGTTAATCAAAAAAGGAGATGTAAATGTCTGATTACGACAAAGAGCAAAAAGGCGACTTGGTCAAGCAGCACAAGCGCATGGCTATGGGCGTTCCGCTTGATGGCCAAACCATGAAATCGACCCAAACCGAGTCGAAAACCAAATCTCAGTCGAAAGGGGGGCTAAGCCAAGCTACTAAGAAAAAATGAACACAACCTCAGATCTGATCAGCGCGATTAAGGCTAGGCAGGCTGAAATAGCCGCGTCCCTTGCCGGCGGTACGGCAACGACTTGGGAGTCTTATCAGCGTTTGGTTGGGACTTATCAAGGGCTACAGGAGTCCTTGGACATACTTAACAACCTATTAAAGGAAGATGATGAAGATGAATGAACCGGTAGCGTGTGATAACGCTGAGTTGGCTTGGGCATTTCCGAGCGTAGACCCCGGTGCTAAACCTCTTGGTGCTCGCATTTTGGTTCAGTTGCGGCGCACAAAAAAGAAGGCAACAAGCGCAGGGATTATTTTGGTTGAAGAAACTAAAGAAACCGAAAAGTGGAACAACATGGTCGCCCAAGTTTTAGAGATTGGGCCATTGGCGTTCCGTAAGCGCGACACCATGGAACCATGGCCTGAGGGATCGTGGTGCAAAGTGGGCGATTACATACGAGTACCAAAATGGGGTGGTGATCGATGGGAGGTGCCTGTTTCGGGTAAGCCTGACGAAGAGCCTGCGCTATTTATGGTGCTCAACGACCACGAAGTGATAGCCAAATTGACCGGCGACCCACTATCCATGAAAGCCTTCATATAGGGGAAAACCATGAGTGAAGAAACTAAAGAGCAAGAAATAAAGGTATCCGAAGAAAAGGATGGCTCAGCGACTTTTGAGGTTCCTGAGGGATTGCTGCCTGAAGAGGCCGAAGAAGAGCCAAAAGCCGAAGAGCAAAAAGCCCAAGGCGGTGAGGCTGACGAGTCTGATGAGGATCACCCAGATGACACCGATGCGGTAAGGGAGGCTCGCCGTGCCCGTCGTAGAGCCAAGAAGGACTACATCAAAAAGACCAACCAGGAGAAAGACCAGCGGTTGGTTTTATTGGCTAGGCAGAACCAAGAACTGATGGCCAGGTTGGCGGCAATTGAGAAAAAGTCCCACATTTCTGACATTGCCCGACTTGATAAAGCTATTCAGGATGAGGAAGCCCGCCTGAACTACGCCAAAGCCAAGATGCGCGAAGCCACGGAAAATTCCGATGGCCAAGCCATGATTAAGGCTCAAGAGCTCATGTATGAGACCAAAGACCGCATAGAAAAGATGCGGGTCTACAAGGCTCAGGCTGAACAGCAACCTCCTGCCGAAAACAATCAAGAGTCTAGCCAAATCAAATTATTGGCCAACTCTTGGATGGACAGGAACGCTTGGTATGACCCGGAGGGTACAGACCCAAGAAGTCGGGTTGCCAAGCGAATCGATAATCAACTTGTGCGGGAAGGTTGGGACCCCGCCTCAGAAGATTATTGGGATGAATTAGATGCACGGTTGCAGGAGCAAGAAAGTCGTGCATATACTGAGACCAATGACGAGACTCCAAGAAAGAGAGGCCCTAGGAGCGTTGTGACAGGAAGCGAGCGGGAAACGGGTGGTGGCGCAAGCCGAAACACCTTTACTTTAAGTCCCGAACAAGTGAGAGCTATGAAGGATGCCGGATTTTGGGATGACCCAAAGAAACGCGCCCGGATGGCTCAAAAATACGCCGAACAAGCACGACAGAATAGGAGCTAAAAAATGGATTCTCGACTCAAAAAATCTTTATCCGCTGGTTCACGCGAAACTCGCTCAAGCGAGGACGACAGCCGAAAGGCACCAGAGGACTCGTTCGTATCATCCGAAGAGCGTCGCAAGATGTGGAAAGATGAATGGACACAAAGTGCGCTGCCAAACGCCCCCCTAATACCTGGGTGGCACGTCTGTTGGCTATCAACCACTAACAGTTACGACAGTATCGATAAGCGAATTCGTCTTGGATATGTACCGGTTAAAGCTGAGGATATCCATGGTTACGAAAACTATCGCGTAAAGGCTGGAGAATATGTTGGATATGTCGCTTGCAATGAGATGCTCTTGTTTAAGATTCCTGAGGAACATTATCAAGAGATCATGGCTCACTTCCACCACGATGCTCCTTTAGAGGAAGCAAACAAAATCAGGGTGCAGGCTGAGCAACAAGTTGGACGCGACAGTTCGGGTAAACGACTCGGACAGGTTGAGGGTGATGGACTAGGCGATATTGACAAACCCCTACCTGCGCCTGCATTTCAATAATGGCACAGGGAGGATTTATCAACCATTAAGGAGTAAGAAATGAGTGCTACCTCTGCTCCGTTTGGATTGCGCCCCGCGTTCCATCCTTCTGGTTTGGATCGTGCCTTCGCTCTCGCAAACGGAATTCAAGCTGTATCGACCACAGGAAATGTGTCGGCTGGTTACGCCACCACGATCCTGAAAGGTCAACCCGTCAAGATGGATACCGCTGGCTATATCGTAGTTGCCGGCACCGGTGATGCGTTCCTCGGAGCGTTTGCTGGTGTTGAGTGGACTGATGCCACCGGACGCCGTCGTGTTAGCAACTATTGGCCTGCCAATGAGTCGTTCCTAGTTGGTTCCGTAATTGCTTATTTTTACCAAGATCCGATCATTGTTTATGAGATCCAAGTAGACGGTTCTCTGACACAAGCGGCTGTTGGTGATGAATTTGACATTACAAATTCAACTGCCGGTTCGACCACTACCGGTCTGTCGCAAGCCACTTTAGGCACAACGGCAGCAGGTTCTGGTGCAGCCAAACAATGTCGTGTTATCGACTTAGCCCCCTACCCAGATAATGCGTGGGGAGATGCGTACACAATTGTACGAGTTCAAATTAGCGAACACCAGTACGCAGGTACTGTTAACGCGATCTAAGGAGGGCATAGAACATGGCAGCCCCGATGCGTAGTACCGACTTTAGAAGCATAGTTGAGCCAATCCTTAACGAATGCTTCGATGGAGTCTATGACCAGCGTACCGATGAGTGGTCACGAGTTTTCCGTGAGCAACAAGGTATTCCCCGTAACTATCACGAAGAGCCAGTCCTTTATGGATTTGGTGCCGCGCCCCAACTGCCTGATGGAACTCCGGTTACCTATCAGCAGGGTGGCGTACTCTTCCTCAAGCGTTATGTGTACTCGGTGTATGGCCTAGCCTTCGCCTTGACCAAAGTTCTTGTTGAGGATGGCGACCATATCCGTATCGGCCAAGTGTATGCGCGTCACCTTGCTCAGTCTTTGATTGAGACCAAGGAAACGCTCAGCGCCAATGTGCTGAATCGTGCATTTAACTCCTCTTACCCTGGTGGTGATGGCGTTCAATTGAACTCCGCTTCGCACCCCATCGTAAACGGAACATTTAGCAACCTCCTGACAACTGCTGCTAACTTGTCGCAGACCTCCCTTGAGCAGATGCTTATTCAGATCCGCCAAGCGGTTGACAATAACGGCAAGAAGATTCGTTTGGTTCCACGCCAATTGGTCGTGGCTCCAGGCAATGTCTTCCAAGCTGAAGTTCTGCTCAAGTCCGTGCTTCGTTCTGGCAACGCTAACAACGACATCAACCCCATCAAGTCCATCGGACTGCTCGATGAGGGCGCTGCCGTTCTGTCGCGTTTGACCTCTGCGACTGCATGGTGGGTACAGACAGATGCACCGGAAGGTATGAAGCTGATGATGCGCCGTGGCCTTGAAAAAACCATGGAAGGCGACTTTGAGACCGACACAATGCGGTACAAAGCCACCGAGCGTTACGATGTCGGCTTCACCGATCCTCGTGCAATGTACGGTACTCCCGGCGTCTAAAAATAGACGGGGGCCTCGTGCCCCCTCTTCTTAGGAGAATGCGATGGCAAATCTAGTAACTCGTTTCCCCAATGGTGTAACCAATGTGGGAGAGGATTCGCTATTCGCTGATTTGGCAATGCCAGCGCCGACTCTGTTTCACACTTACATGGAAGACTTCGACTATTACACAGCCGGAGATTGGACTGTAACTGAAACGGATGCCGGCGCTACTCAGGCTTTGACAGATGGCGATGGCGGTCTTTTATTAATTACCAATACTGCTGCCGACGATGATTTGGTTTCGTTGCAGAAGAAAGGCGAGTCATATCGCTTTGCTTCGGGCAAAAAGTTGTTCTTTGAGGCTCGCCTCAAGGTCAGCGATGCAACCCAATCTGATTTAGTAGTCGGACTGCAAATTACTGATACGACTCCGCTTGATGTTACGGATGGCGTGTTTTTCATCAAAGCTGATGGTTCCACTTCGGTGAGCCTGTTGGTTGAGAAAAACAACACGGCGACCACAACATCATCCGTGGCAACGATGGCTAATGACACTTTCATTAACCTTGGTTTCTACTACGATGGTGTGTCGCAGATTCAGTATTTTGTAAACGGTGTACTTGGTGGTGCTTCTGTAACAACCAACCTGCCTGATGATGAAGACCTTACGGTCACATTCGCCATTCAGAACGGTGAAGCCGTAGCCAAGACCATGACTGTTGATTACATCTTCGTTGCGAAGGAGCGTTAATCATGGGTCAGTTCAAACCGATGGTCAAAATGATGACTACGGAGCCTACCGTTGAGTTAAAGCTCAAAAAAGGTGGCAAAGTAGAGAAGAAGATGCAAATGGGTGGTGCTCTTGCCCCCACGGCGACACCGGCTCCGGCAGCAATGCCAGCGTCGATGCCCGCTAGTGGCGGCGCGATGCCTGGTAAGTCTCCCATGCGCCCTTCTTTAGCCGCTCGTCGTCGCATGATGCGAGCCATGCCCGCAGGTGCAGCTCCCGCTGCTCCCGTAGGTTCGGCCGCTCAAGTGATGAAAAAAGGTGGCGAAACCAAAGCCGAACACGCTAAAGAGATGAAGACCGCTAAGGAGTTAAAGGAGCATAAGTCTATGCCCGCCTCCAAGGCTCACAAAGGTCTTAAAACCGGCGGTGTTGTTAAAGGCCAAGGTGGCTATGCGACCGGTGGCGTTGTCAACGGTCAGGGTGGCTACAAAAAGGGTGGCAAAGTAGATTGCTACGCTAAAGGTGGAATCATCGGTGTTGCGGCCTCTGAAAAGGGCGCTGAGAAGTACAAGAACACCAAGATGGATACCACCCACCCGGATCACTCGCCTGCCAAAACAGGTGGTGTGAAACTTGGCAATGGCGGTGGCTACAAGAAGGGTGGTGCCGCAAAAAAGTATGCTAAGGGTGGGGCGGTAAATGACTCCGGAAAGGCAGAATCAATGCCTCAGGGTCATAAAAAACCATCTACACCCGTAAGCATCAACCAGCTCTCCGGAACCTTCAAAAAGGGTGGTGCAGTAATGACCCCCGCAGAAAAGCGTTTAACCAAGATGTTTGATAAGGAAAACGCCCCTGCAATGAAGGCTGCTAAATCTAAAGATGTAGAGATTTACAGCAAGTACGGAAAAGCAATGCGGCGCGGCGGTAAGTGCTAAACAAGGTGGGGGCTTCGGCCCCTGCTTTTTAAGGAACAACACATGAAACTACAAACCGTAAGCCAAACAGGAGCTGGCTCAAGCACTCCAATCGTAATGAATTTAAATGCCACTCCTTTTAATGTTGGATTTGGAGTGGTAAAGGTCGGAACCGTAGACTTTACCGTTCAGCACAGTTTTGATGACCCTGCCGTTGGGTTTACAACTTGGTTCAATCACCCCACGGTGGCCGCTCAGATTGCTAACGCTGATGGAAACTACGCTTTCCCCGTAACGGCAATTCGTATCACCATGAACTCAGGCGCGGGAACCGTGACCCTGAAACTGATCCAAGCAGGTATTGCGTAATGTCCCATGGCGGCGTCGGCTTTGAAGCGGTAGCCAATTTTGCAAATACCTATCCCGGTCTAGCATCGGGAGTGGTGGCTGATGCCCACAACGGATATGGTGATGATGTTGGCGGTCAATCTGTAATTGTCCGCGGTCCTGTTACTGCGGGGCCATTCTATATCCTGATGGAAAGTTCGGGATATGTATTGCAAGAAAATAACGACAAGATTGAATTGGAGTCTTAAATGGCAGATACCAAAATCTCAGCAATGACCGCGGCAACTCTGCCGCTTACAGGTGCTGAATTAGTCCCGGTCGTTCAAAGCGGAGACAATAGGAAAACTACTGTTGCAGACATCATTGCCTACAATCGAGCCTACGGCGCATGGAGTGATAGCACCGATCAGACAGGAAACATATCTGCCGGAACAGTCATAACCTATAACACTCAAGATGTAACCGATGGCATCACACTTGTAAACAATTCTGAAATTACTGTGCCAAACACAGGTGTTTATAACCTTCAGTTTAGTGCTCAATTTAAAAATGTTGATAACGCCCAGCACGAATTAGTTATTTGGTTTAAGGTCAATGGTAGTGACCTTGCCAATTCTGCAACGATAGTTACTGTTCCGGCTAGAAAATCAGCAAGCATCTTTGGTTACGCGGTTGCCGCATGGAACATATTTTTAGATTTAAATTCTTCTGATTATGTTGAAATCTTTTGGCTGCCATCATCAACTCAACTAACTCTTGAGCATCTGCCGGCATCAGTAACTCCTGCTTATCCAGCGATTCCATCAATTATCGTTAGCGTTCAACAGGTATCGTAAATGCCAGCCAAATCAAAAGCTCAATACAGGCTCATGAAGGCCGCTGAGTACAACCCCAAGTTCGCCAAAAAGGTCGGGATCAAGCCATCTGTAGCCGCGGAGTTTACTGAGTCAAATGTGGGCAAGAAGTCTTACTCAAAATTACCTAGTGAGATGAAAAAAGGTGGTGATGTAAACCTTTCTGTTGGCCGGGGTGAGAAGTTATCTGTATCTCAGGGCGCAGGATTGACCGCAAAAGGTAGGGCTAAGTACAACCGGGAAACCGGGAGCAACCTCAAAGCGCCCCAACCTCAAGGCGGCGGTCGGAGAAATTCATTTTGTGCCCGTATGGGTGCAATTGCAGAAAAAAGCGAGCGGGGAAGTCGTTCCCGCGCATCTATGAAGCGTTGGAACTGTCCGGGGTGGTAAATGGCCTATTCAGGAACCGTAGGAACCACGGTCATCAATGTTCAAACGATGATCGACCATGGAGCACGGAGATGTGGAAAGCTCGCTGAAGAGCTAACTTCAGAGCAAGTTGTGTCTGCTCGAGAGTCTCTATTTTTTGCCTTGTCTGCTCTTGCAAATAAGGGCATCAACTATTGGGCAATCAGCAAAAAAGTATTTGGCTTAAAGGCCAATCAGTACATTTATTCTTTACCCCTCGGTGCGGTAGATGCCTTGAATGTGCTTTACCGCACGATGAACCGCCCTGTTGGGAACTATGCTACTAGCGCAGGAGGTACCGTTGGCTTCGTCGCAGACTCCGATATTGACACTTATTGTCAGCAAACCACGGCCAACGGAAACATCTCAGTCTCCTTTGGAACCGATAACCCAATTTATGCTGGGTCCATTGGTTTTCTGCCTTACATTGCAGGCGGTGGTAGTTCTGTTTGGTCTATCATTTTTGAGTATTCGGTTGACGGAAGTACCTGGAACACGCTTGAGGACTTGGGGCAAGTAGCGGTCACCGACAATGAGTGGATATGGACTGATGTCGATCCCGGACAGAATGTGGAGTACTACCGCATCAGAGCCTATGGCGGCACGATCCTAGCCCTTCGGGAATGGTATGTGGGCAACAACGCACGCCTGATCCAAATGGCTCGACTAAACCGGGATGACTACACAAACCTCCCAAATCAAAACTTTACGGCCAATCAGCCCTACCAATATTGGTTTGATCGCACTATTCCTCAGCCGACCATGTACCTATGGCCGGTGCCCTCTGACCCCTTTATTCAGATGACGGTGTGGTATTCCAGGCAGATTATGGATGTGGGCGCTCTTACTAATGAGCTTGAAGTCCCCCAAAGGTGGTATGAGGCCACAGTCTTTATGCTTGCCCACCGGATGGCTTTGGAGTTGCCCAATGTGGCTCCAGACCGGATCGGGTACCTAGAAAAGATGGCCGATCAGTACATTTATGAGGCTGAGCAAGAAGAGCGGGACAAGTCGCCTATTTACTACGCACCTAATATTTCGGTGTACACAAGATAATGCCCCGATTTTTAGACACTCGTGGACTCTCATCGGTAGCGATTGCAATCTGTGATCGATGCAAGATGAAGCGAGCCTATGTGGATATGGGGCCAGATCCTAACTTCCCAGGCCTTCGGGTCTGTGATGAGGGTTGCAAGGATGAGTTTGACCCTTATAGATTACCTGCAAGGAAGACGGAGAGGATCAATCTTCGCTTCCCGAGACCGGATGTAAGCGTTGCCAATGTGCAGCCTGCGCTTCAGACAGGCGGTTATGGGCAGTTTTTGATCTCTACCCAAGGCAATAACGACAATCCGGAAACCAATGGAAACCTAGATGTAATTAGCCCGAGCGAATAATGCCCTCAGCCCAAGTCACTATTACCCAGCTTCCCGCCGCAGGCCCCATAACCGGTTCTGAGGCGGTTCCTATCGTTCAAAACGGGCAGACCGTACAGACGACCACGGGGGCAATTTCGACTTCTCCCCCGCTTACCCAAACCTTTATTACCCTAAACCAAGAGCCTCTTTTAACTAACTCAAGGGCTTTGTCGGGTGGCTTAGGTATAGGCTTAGTTGATGGTGGAGCTCAAAGTACCCTTCAGATAACCTTAAATGGTGCCTCAGGGTCGTTGGAGTCTGCCGGCAACGGGATCATAGTCAAAAGCGCCGGATCGGTCATAAACCGGTCTTTGGCGACCTCAGCAAACGGCATCGCAATCTCAGATGCCAACGGAGTCGCTGGAAACCCAACCTTCTCTCTATCGGGAACGGTCGGAACAATAAATGCACTATCCGGAACGGGACTTCTTGGGGTTGTTGGAGGGTCGTCAACCACCTCAGTATCAATTACCGGCACGGCCAATCAAATCGATGTGGCAAATGGATCTGGTCCGGGTAATCCGACTATTTCGATTACTTCAAACGCCATCCTTCCGGGCACGGGGGCGGTTACAGTACCCTCAGGAACGACCGCTCAGACCCCCGCGGGGTCAGGTGGCCAGATCCGCTACAACACCGACACAACCCGCTTACAGGGCTACCAAGGCGGTTCTTGGAGAAACATAGGTAATGGCCAAGTAGATGGCGGGGTAGCCAACCAAATCGTCTACCAAACAGCAGCAAGTACGACAGGATTTGTCTCTGTACCGACCGTAACTGACACCTTCTTAAAGTGGAATGGCTCAGCCTTTGTATGGTCAGCAGTCGCCGGAGCCGGTACGGTCACCTCAGTTGGGCTTTCGATGCCAAGTGACTTCACGGTCACAAACTCCCCAGTTACCGCCGCTGGTACTTTGACCGCCGCTTGGGCTTCCCAAAACTCAAACCTATTTTTAGCCTCACCCAATGGGACTGCCGGCACCCCTGTTTTCCGCTCAATTAATGCCGCAGATGTCCCTACCCTAAATCAAAACACAACGGGACAGGCAGGGTCGGTGGCCAATGCCCTGACCATGGACAACTCCGGTTCAGGCTCAGCCTCAGGGACAACTTATAACGGTTCAGCCCCGATTACGATCAGTTATAACTCAATCGGAGCGCCGAGCGTTTCGGGAACAAATGCCACGGGCACTTGGGGCATCAGCATCAGCGGAAACGCCGCAACCGCAACGGCATCTACCAATTTGTCGGGTGGATCAGGCGGTTCTTTGCCATACCAAACCGGTGCCGGAGCCACGAGCTTCGTAGGTATTGGCGCGGTTGGGGAAGTCTTAACATCCTCAGGAACCGCTCCGCAATGGTCTTCTCAGTCCACTTTGGCCGTAGGAACCGCAACAAACCTTGCAGGGGGAGCGGCAGGATCTATTCCTTACCAAACAGGCTCCGGTGCCACTTCGATGTTGGCCACGGCCTCCGGGGTTCTTGTGGGAGGCACAACCCCCTCTTATTCGACCGCCCCTACCCTTACCGGTACTAACTTTACAAGCATCCCAAATGGTGCTTTGCAAAATAGTGCTATTACGGTAGGAACCACGGCAATCAGCCTTGGCGGCACGGCGACAACCCTTGCCGGTCTGACCTCAGTCACGGTAACGCAGCCTCCCTCATCGGCTCTACAGTTGGCCACAAAGCAGTATGTTGATGATGCGGTTTCTTCCGGGATTACGATTCATACCCCGGTTCGGGTAGAGACACCTACCGCCTTAAATGCCACCTATACCCCAGGCGGGACTGCCGTTACGGCAACGGACATTACCGGCGGCACGACCCTGACCTTTGCAACCTCCCCAAGCCTTTCGGTCAACGATCAGATTGTCTTCTCAGTCACGGCAAACGGCATCGTTTCGGGTACCGCCTACTATGTTTACTCAGCTCCGGCAGCCAGTCAGGTAACCCTGTCGTTGTCCTTTGGTGGGCCTGAAATCACCACCTTTACCAATGGCACCGGTTTAACAATCACCGGAACCGTAAATGCCGGCGTTGGGGCGATCCTTACAAATGCCGGAGCCAATGCGGCCATTCAGATCGATGGGGTGAACCTTTCATCCACTAATCGGGTATTGGTCTACAACCAAGCCAACGCCGCCCATAACGGCATTTATACGGTTACAACCGTGGGCAATGGATCTACGCCTTGGGTTCTGACCCGTGCAACAGATGCAGATAGGTATGTTCCCAATAGCCCAACCGGGATGTCTCAGGGCGATTATGTGTTTGTTCAAGAGGGTCTGACAGGCGCTGGAGAGTCGTATGTCCTGACCACCAATAACCCAATAATTATTGGCACCACAAACCTAACCTATACCCAATTCTCAGCCTCTCAGGTCTATTCTGCCGGCACAGGGCTGACCCTCACCGGGACTATATTTAGTCTTACAAGCCCCGTTTTAGCGACTTTGGGGGGCACGGGCATTACCGGATACGCAACCGGAGACCTGATATTTGCCAATACATCAACCACCTTGGATCGGCTAACGGTTGGGGCAAATGGGTATGTCCTAGCCTCAAACGGGACTGCTCCAGGGTATGTGGCTCAGTCCACTTTGTCGGTAGGATCGGCCACAACTGCAACTAATGTTAGCGGCGGCGCAGCAGGGTCGTTGGTTTATCAAACCGGATCAAATGCGACCACAACCCTGAATTTGGGTTCCTCAGGGTATCTTTTGACCGCCGGAGCTACCGCTCCACAATGGTCTGATCCAGGAAGCATATCGATTGGAACCGCGACAAACGCCGCAAATGTGGCAGTAACGGCTACGAGCGTAAACGCAACTTTCTACCCAGCTTTCGTAGATGCGACATCAGGTAACCAGGCGGTAGAGGTAGATTCAGATCTTACTTACAATCCTTCTACGAACACTTTAACGGCAGGCACGGTGGTAGCCACGACCGGTATTTTTGGAGGTACTTTCTAAATGGCACAAGCGGGATTCACCCCTATATCGTTGTATTACAGTACTACGGCAGCCGCCGCTCCGACATTACGAGGACAATCTTGGGGCGGTGCAACTCTTGGCGGCCGGTTCTGGAGCTTTAGGCGATGTCGTTGGCCCCGCCTCTGCTACTGCTAATGCGATACCTACCTTCAACGGAACTACCGGGAAGCTCATTCAGGATAACTCCGGGGTAACGATTTCCGCAGGGATTATCACCGCCACGGGATTTGCCGGGCCACTAAACGGTTCCGTAGGGGCTACAACTGCAAATACGGGGGTGTTTACTCAGGTTGAGATTGCCGCACAAGGCGATTTAAGGCTTCAAGACACGACCGGAGGCGAATATGTTGCCCTGCAAGCCCCCGGAACCTTGGCATCTAGTTACACTCTTACGATGCCATCCGATGATGGTAATAGCGGCCAAGTTCTAACCACCGATGGCTCAGGAGGTCTTTCTTGGACATCTAATGGCAATGGTGATGTGGTTGGCCCTGCATCAGCAACAGATGATGCGGTGGTTCGATTTGATGGAACAACAGGGAAGTTGATCCAAAACTCAGCGGTAACGATTGCCGATACCACAGGAAACATCACGGGTGGAACTTATAACAAGGTAACAATTACCGCCCCGGCAAGTGGATCTACCCTAACCGTTGCGGATGGTAAGACCTTAACCGCGAACTCCACCCTGACTTTGGCGGGAACGGATGCTAAGACCCTGACGGTTAACGCATCGCTGACTTTGTCCGGCACAGACTCCACGGTAATGACCTTCCCTGCGACAAGCACCACGGTAGCCGGACTAGGGATCGCCCAAACCTTTACTCAAGATCAGACAATTGCCGGAAACCTTACTTTAAATGGTCAAGGCGATGTCCGGTTTGCTGATGGCGACTCATCGAACTGGGTCGCCTTCCAAGGTGCGGCAAACATTTCTTCGAATGTCACTTGGACACTTCCGGCGGCAGATGGATCAAACGGTCAGGTTCTATCAACCGATGGTACCGGCGCTCTTTCTTGGATAACACCAAGCAGCGGCACAAGTATCACCATCTCTAATGACACAAGTACCGCAACTAACCTATACCCAACATTCGTAAGCAGCACTAGCGGAACAGCTAGTACTTTAAATACTGGCAATGCCAAGTTGTTGTACAAGCCTAGTACGGGCGAACTTCAGGCATCTGCGCCAGTAGCTCTAAACGGTATCTTTGTAAATGCAAATACTATTGCAGCAAACTATACCGTTGATACTGGTTTTAATGGTTTATCTGCTGGCCCTGTAACAGTTAACGGAGGAGTTACGGTGACTGTTGCAAGCGGATCAGTCTGGACTGTGGTTTAAGGAGATATAAATGCCAATCGTATTAAATGGTACAACGGGGATTACGCAACCTAGCGTAACTGGTGCTTTTCAACTTCCAGCCGGAACTACTGCTCAACGCCCCGGATCGCCTACCGCTGGAATGATTCGATTAAATACAACTACCGGAAATCCAGAGTGGTATGACTCATTTACAGGAACATGGTTAAATTTTACACAAAGTGCTTCATATTCCGTTGAATTTCTTGTTGTAGCCGGGGGCGCAAGCGGGTCAAACGCAAATGGTGGTGGTGGCGGTGGAGGCGCTGGAGGTTATATTTCTTCTACTTCAACATTGAATGGAGGGCAAGGATACACAATTACAATTGGTGCTGGAGCCGCTCAAATTCAAACCGGCCAAGGTAATAACGGCAGCAATTCGTCTGCTTTTAGTAATACTGCTATTGGTGGTGGCGGCGGAGGTGCTAACTCTGTTGGGTCTAGTGGAGGTTCTGGTGGCGGAGGTTCTTACCCAAATGCTGGCGGATCTGGAACCGCAGGCCAAGGAAACGCAGGCGGGTCTGGTTCTTCTGGCGGTATTTTCGGAGGTGGAGGCGGTGGAGGCGCTGGCGCGGTTGGTGGGAACGGTTCATCTGGTGGCGGTGGTGCTGGAGGCGCTGGTTTGAATTGGCAATCACTTGGAACTTTCTACGCAGGCGGTGGAGGCGGAGGAGTGTATACATCAGACCCCGGCGGCGCAGGCGGAAACGGTGGCGGCGGGCAAGGACGCGGGGGTGGTCGTTATGGAAATGCTGGTACTGCTAATACAGGTGGTGGAGGTGGAGGCGGAGGCGGAGAGCCGTTTGCAAGCGGCGGTGGAGGCGCTGGCGGTTCAGGGATTGTCATCCTTCGTTACCTAGGCAGTCAACGCGGAACCGGGGGAACAGTCACATCCTCTGGCGGCTACACAATTCACACATTTACTTCTTCAGGGACATATACAGCATGAGCCACTTTGCAAAAGTTTGTGATGGCATCGTGACACAAGTGATTGTTGCGGAGCCTGAGTTCTTTACTACCTTTGTCGATTCCTCTCCCGGTGAGTGGATTCAGACTTCCTACAACACCCGTGGTGGTGTACACACATTAGGTGGTACACCGTTGCGTAAGAACTATGCAGGGATTGGATACACATACGACCGTGTACGGGATGCGTTCATACCGCCACAGCCTTATGCCTCATGGACGCTTAACGAGGATACTTGCCGATGGGATGCTCCGGTGGCTTACCCTGACGATGGCAAGCAGTACACATGGGATGAGGCAACAACTAATTGGGTTGAGGTAACAAATGTCTAAAATAACACTAGAGGGCAACGCAAGCGGTACAGGTACATTTACCATTGCTGCGCCAAACTCAAATACAAGCTACACGCTGACGCTTCCACAAACTTCCGGCACGATATTAACATCAGGCGGATCACAGACC